GTCTTCTTCCTCTTGAATCTGCTCGACACTCATAGCGCCGATACGGTTTAGAATTTCGTAAACTTGAGCGCGTTCTAACGGATTACCGCGTAGGAAATCGTCAAGGTCGAATCTGACATCGGTTGTCTGCGCAACGAAATCCTGCATAGATAACCGCTTCTCAATCGCTGTAAGAATTGGGCGAAGTGAGAAATCTACTAATGAACGACGCTCTGAAATTGAGTTTGAATAAGTCATTGAGGTCGTTTCAGCGCTTAAGAAGTAAGCCGGAATACCTGCAGCTCTGGCAAGTTCGAGAGCGACATATTGGCGACCTTCTGCGAGCTGTAAATTCTTTGGATCAAAGCCAAACTCTTTAATATCTACATCAGCATTTAGGAACGCAGTCGAACGCTGTTGTCTAGCATTACGCCAAGCAGACATTAAAGAAGCAATTCGCTCGGCAGGTAAGTTAGTGCCAGTTGATTTCAAGATAACGCTAGGGACTGGCTCTTTAGCGTAATTAACTGCTGCGTTCTCTAAATAGACTGCAGCATTAACCGTCTTTCCTGCGCGGTGTAAGAATCCTTCATCGAATCCATCAAAACGAATTATTGAACCAATACCATAAGTAGGAACTGGAATACCATCTACGGCATAACCAGTAATTTCGGTGTTATCTGCATTAGTGCTAACTGTTACTCGTTCTGGTGCTACGCGAGTCCAAGCCCTAACTTTTCCGCCATCAGTTACGCTATACATTTCCAAAACTTGGCCGTAACCAACGCCATAGAACCAGATATCTTCAGCGAGCCAAGTGTAGATAAGAGAACCCGGCACTCGTGGGTCGGGTTGATGAATAACTCGAGGTGCTTCGACGTGAGCGCCGGTAACTTTGTTATATTGCTCAAGAGGAAGTGAGCCGATAGTTCCGCAGATAATATTTCTAGCTCTAGCAACTGATGGAACTGACATTGCTAGTTTGCGAGAGACGGTAGTTGATCCTTGAAGGATTGCATAAACCGCATCTTGAACTTGAACTGGTGTTAATGCCGCTTCTACATCGGAAGTCTTTGGAGTAGACGTAGCCGGAAAGAAGAAATCTCTAATTGCGCCCATTGAGTCTAAATTGTAGAGCACCTGTGCTACGCAACGATTATGTCTACTCCATCATCCTGCTGTGTTGCGTAGTGACTAGCCATTGCAGCTGCAACCGCTCCAGTAATAACCGCGGCTGAGACTTTACGGCCGAATATCCAACCGCCATCTCCAAAGTTAAGCCTTACCGCTGACAAGCAATGGTTAGTTAATTCCTCTTGGCTTGAGTGACATAACCTTTGGCTACTTATAGCGCTAACAAATTCGTCGCAAGATTGAGCGTAGGCTTGGCCGTCTATTGCTTCCATTGGAAATCCAGCCGGGACTAACCTAGCTGCCACCGCTGACGCAGTTCTAGCCGAATAAGCAATTTTCATAACGTTAAATTTTCTATACCAGTCGCCAATGTCGTTAGCAATAAGTTTGTCGGATAGATAGCCGGGATTGGTCCAAGTTTGCAACAACTGGACCTGAAACTTATCCCGGTCTATCCGTTGAGAGGCGACTAACGCGGCTTGTCGCCTATCTGGTGATAAATCAACCGCTAGCCAAGTATCAGCGGACGGCTCTAAGCGCAGACCCTCGACCGCGCAAGCTGCCCATTGAGACGGATGGATGACTGGGTTGATAGTTGAAACCCATTGGCAAAGCACTTCCGTCCGGACGATATCTTCGGGATCATTTAGAACCGCTCGAATATTGTCCGGATGGATAGTGTGTCCGAGTGAAGGATTGGCTTGAGCAACACCTTCCCAAAATGTCGCCGAACCGTCGAATTTAATTTCCGGCGGTGCAGACCATTCCCACCAACCTAAACTTAGGTCATCGGTAAGGATTGAAGCAAGTGCTCGCTCTCGCATTTTATTTAATACGATTGAGTGTTGGTCTCCTGCGTTAGATAATAAGAAGGCTTGAGGATTTAAGCTCGCCATTTGAGTAAAGCGCAGAGAAGACCATACGTCCTCGTCGTGATACTCGCGAGCTTCGTCTAGCCAGATAGTATCCGGGGCAGCAATACCGCGAGTCGCTGAGTTAGATGCTCTAACGATATATCTACGACCGCCGGTAAACTGTAACTCTTGGAATCCTCTAGCTTCTAACTTTTTAACTAACTGGACTTCTAATTCTGGATGTTCTTGAATAATTGCGTAGATTTTGTAGAAGATTTCGGCTGAGGTGGTGAGTTTATGGGCTGTGTGAACTTGTAATTTCTGCTCTAATCCAAAGATTCTCCATAGAATTTGCCAAGCCATCCAAGTCGATTTGCCATTTTGACGAGCGATTAGGATGCCGTTAACTGGGGTTTGCCAACGTCCATCGGGTTTAAGTTTTAGGGTTTGTTCGCTAAGCCACTCTTGCCAAGGTAGCAATTCCTGACCGTATTTAGCGCAGAATTGAACGAAATCTAAGCCCTTAGACGGGTTTTCAGTTAGTTTTGTGTGTATTCGCGGTTTTACCACACCTCGGTAAGCCGAACCAGCCCGAAGGCTAACGAGTTCAGCCGGATCATTACCAGAGTTTTCAAGTTCAAGCATAATGGCGCTTAGTCTCTCCATTTTCCGGTAGAAAAATCCCAATGGGGGTCGTGGGTTTCCCGGTGCGCCTCAAAAAAGACCCGGGGGCAATGCGATCGCGCTTTCCGCTGTTGCAAGGATGGCAAGCTGCAACCATATTATCTTCAGAGCTGATTCCACCTTTACTGATTGGAATTATATGGTCGGCAGTATTGGCATCTTGTCCGCAGAAGAAGCAAGTAAAGTTATCGCGATGCAACACCTTGTCGCGTAACTTCTTGTAATGAGTCTTATCGTATTCTCTAGCCATTGCGTCTCGCTATTGCTTCAGCCATTCCATTAGTGCCGGGAAATAGGTCTATTAGTTCGTCGCCTTGTTGGTAGTTAAGTAAGTCTAATATCCAATCATTGAAGTAATCAGGTTTAGCACCCGGCAATCCTTTGCGCTTAGATGCAATACCACTTATCCAATCTCTAACCATAGGTTTACGTTTATGTTCTTTACGTCCACCATATAGCAATACTGGTTCAAAGGCATACTGAACCGTTGTTGGTCTAATTTGATGAAATGTCTTTACCCAAGCACAGACCCTTATATCGCTATCTATGAGAAAGTATTTAAGGTCTGCTGGATTGCAACTTAGAGCCCAGCCATCTTGAAATTCATCCATTAAGCGTTCTAATAATGTTAAATGCGTATTCAAGTCATCCCATATCGCAGCTTCGATATGGTGCTTTCCGTAAAGCTTCTTACCTTGGCCGTAATATGGTGGATCAGCGTAAGCAAATCTCATTAGTGCCAGCCTTTGATTTTGTTATGGTGTAAAGCTTTGCAAGCTGAGCCATTGTATCTATGGTCTAGGTAATTCATATGCGCTCTTACTTGTTGCCTAGGCTTAAGGTCTCTATACCAAGTAGAACGCATCTGACCAAGGCCATAATGCGATCCATTCTTAGCTTTGGGATTCCAACTACTCTCCTTATGAATTAACCAGTTATAACACTCAAATTGCGACCAACTCATTAAGTTATACGCATAAAGCTTTAGATTCATATCAGCTTTTGATGGTTGTATATTCATTGTTGTCAAGACAGAGATGCTGAGCATCAGCGAAAGCATAAAGCGGGGGCTTAACACTTTCTTGCCCCGCGGCTGTCTTTCAGGCCGAGGTCTGCGAAGAAGTGTAATGGCCTTGTCAAGTGGCATATCTACCTAATTCTACCCAAACCGGACATCTCAAGGGCTGTGATATTGGTCTCACCTATTGCCCATATAGCGGTAGGAAATGCAATTGAGTACTTCGATCCATCTGGCTTGATAAAGCGATGACTTACCGGATTGTTTAACATAACAGCTTCACTATTCCATAAAGCCATAAACCATCTAGATTTAGACAAAGGCGCAATCATCAAACCATTTTTATGAGCTAACCATTTTTCTACCCAATCATTCGGCTTGCTATATGGCGGATTCATCCATACTCGACCATACCAATCTTGTTTTAATCCATCATCTTCGATGCTAAATGTTTTTTTGGCTGGAATCCAATCTAATCCACCAATCGGCCCGCATACGTCCAAATCAAATTCCAGTCCAATAGCTTCAAATATATGCGGCGGTGTGTAAATCTCATCATTAGGCCGGTAATCCGGTCTCATCAAGCCTCTTAAGTGTGACACCCCTGCTGTCATCCCTCTATCTCCCATATCTTCTTGAATTCTAACTGGCCTGTCTGAAACGCGTTTTTCAGCGTTTCCCTACCATCAGCTGCAAACTTAGTCATTAGATACGAATCAGCTATCGAACCTTCTAGCCAATCTACTATTTCCCCATTTGGATCAATAACCACATCGTCGGTATAAGTGAATTTATCTAGGATTATGTCTCTTGATGACTCTCTCACCGATTCAACTAGCTCACCAGCACAATTAGCCCTCACCCATTCAACGAATTGGCGCTCTGACTTAACATTCCATTTGAACTTTGGCTTTGAGGTGGTCACATAGGCCACTTGTGCGCCTTCTATGTCTGCTTTTACCCTGTCAGCCCCAATAGCGTCCATTTCGGCCTTTAAGCGGCTTCTAAGGGCATCTTTAGCCCTTTTGGCTTCCTGCTCTATCATTGTCACCGCTGCCAGCTCTAAACTCAGCTCCTTGATTCCCATTTGTCTCCCTAACTCTCGCTCTTCTCAATCTAGTTTCTAAACTGCTCAGGCTTACGCCCATATCCCTAGCAATAAATTCCTTATCAAAGCCCCAGCTAAGCATTTGGTTAATGTAACTGAGGCTGTGAATACGTCTCTTTATTGGCTCTTCTTGCCCGCCCATCCGTCTCCTTTGAAATGGGTTGGTGTTGGTGTCCAGACCCGCCACATTAGAACACCACAATTGTCGCACTTAACCTCTTTAGGGGCGTCAAAGCCGAGCGGGACATCCTGTATTCCGTCACATTTATCGCATTTGAACTCATAGATCGGCATCGATAAACCTTTCCATAGTCGCTCCACCTGTCCAGTAAAGCTCTTTGATGCGTTCCTGCCCAGCAGCTATTAGGCAGATTCGACATTTAGCGGCTTTCATCTTGTAATTACCGCATTGGTCGCATCTGGTAATGTCATCCTCTTTGTTAGCTATTCGTTCAGTCGGATCAATTAAACGTTGCTCAAAGCAGTTTTGACATTCACAGAGCCATACCTTTTCGCCTTCGACTATTTCGCTGTCATAAACATTGACTAGTCTTTGCGCGGTCACCTTTTTACAGTTTCCGCATTTAAAAGGATGAGCGTCAGTTATCACTTTTGGAAGCTCCAAGAGCCGTCAGAATTGATTTTCATCCACTTAGCAGGGTGTCCGGACTTAGGCGTTGGGCAGACCCAGCCGCGATACTCCTTGCCTTCTTTGACACCAGTCTTTAGTACCATCGGGCCATCTCCGCCGGAGCACAGTGGCACTTCATCAATTACTTCAGCACCTAACTCCTCAACCATTTGGCTAACGTCCCAGACAATTGGTTCTGGATCATTAGGCCGTTGTTCTTTGATAAATTCAGCTAGAGCCGGCTTTGTAGTTTGGATAGGTTTTTTAGGCGTCTGAGCTGGTTTTGCAAAATACCCAGCGAGATTAAGAGCGCGTCCAAGAGCCCCAGTCTCGGCAAGTTCCAAGGCGTATTGTTTAGACTTCGATTCGCTACTGAGTCCAGTCGTCCAAGCCGCTGCATCCGCTTCAGTGCGATATAACTCAACTTTAACAATATAGACGTCACAAGTAGGTATAAGTGATTCCTCAAGAACGTGACTTTTAATGCGATAATCTGGGTAAGCACCGATAAACTCCTTTAAGCGGTCTTGAACTGAAACATAATCATCAAGGTAATTCGACATTTAACTTCTCCTGTGTCGCGAAATTGGCTATTGCATAATCTAGTTGTTCTTTTAATGTCCAGAAAGTTCCATCCGGCCACTTTTGCGTCTCATTTGCGCAATCTTGGCAGTAAAAGCGAGTAATCCCTTTGCGCGTTGGCGTTTCAGAGATGACTTTCCATACTGCGGGAACTTGGGCTCTGTGATGCCAAGTCCCATCTTTCATTTGTCCGTAGCGAGTTTTGCAATAATCGCACCACTGGCTTTGATTAGTATTGCGAATCAGACTCAACGTCATCCCAATCTTCTGGAGTAGAAAATCGGCAGAAAGCCAAGATAGTTGAGTACCCGATGAGATCGTAATACGAATCTTCGCGCTCTGGACTTTCCACCATTCGGCTGAGCTTGGTTGCGAGATAGATAATCGCCAAGTCAGCTGGGTCTCTGAGCTGAACACCGAGGACTCTCGCGATTTTGTAAATGCGTAATAGATTGTGCCTCGGGTCGCCATATTCAAGCCCCCTGTCTTCAAGGGTGTTACCAGCTTCGGTAAGCCAGTCACTTAACGATCTCTCTGACATTTAAGCTCGCCCTCCCCCTTTTAAATCCTTCGTTAAAAGCTTTTGCTTTAACTGAGATAATGACTCGATTGGTAATGAATAAAAACATCACCCAGCTGCCAAAGATTATGGCGTCTTTATATTCATTGAACATCGGCGTTCACCCCAAATCGGTCTAGCCAATAGGCTGAGATTTCATCGCGGCTTAATCGCCCTCTGACTGATTTTCTACCTAGCGATTCAATTGCATATCTCCGAATTAACTGGCCTTTAACGTAATTCTTGCCGTCAGACCAAGCGCCGGAGGTAGAATCAAATCGAATTGTTACCGGTGTAACTATCATTTATTCTCCCTTCTAAACCCTAGTAAATGGATTTAGTGGGTTAAATGTATTTAATTAAATGGATTTAGACAAGTAGAAGCTCGGCGTGTCGGATATCAAGATAGCCGGCTAACTTTTCAATCTTTTGGCTACCGGCAAAGTCGGTCTTGGCTGGGAGTAGCTTTAATTGCCATTCTGGGGCTTGTATAGCCCCTAAGTCGAACTGATAGACCCCTTGTGGGGTGGAATTGATATAAAGCGTTCTAGCGCCCGTTCTAGCCCTTATATCGGCCAAATAATCCCACTTCTTCTTCTCAATCAAGAGAGTCGGATAGTGAGTACGGCGACACTTCATCTCGATATAAGAATTGTGAGTGATTCCGTCAGCTCGGTCGGTCGCTGATAGAGGCGTTAAGTCCGGATAAACGGCTCTTAAAGCTTCGAAGAGTTCAGCTTCTCTTAGGTAAATTAGACGTCCTCTTCGCCATCTTCCCAGCCAATTTTTTTAACTGGGTCATCGCTATCTACTATCCAGTCAGGATAAGAGCTGCGATCCATAGCAAAAGCTAACGCTGTGCCTTCATCCATTCCCGCTTTTCGGCAAGCCATATAAACCTCATTAGCGGCAATAGCCCAAAAATCCAGTTTAGTTAGTGGCGTTTCTTTCGTAGTGCGCCTACGTTTTGCCACTTTCTTCACCGGCTTCTTAACGCGCTTTTTTGCCTGTGCCACTTCTGACCACCTTTGTCGAGAGGGCTAATTCTAACTGAGACTCCATCTTGTCTAGGCGCGACACTATGGGTAAATTTTCCAGTTTAATTATGTAGCGAAGTCCGGCAATAAGTAAGCCAATTGATCCGAGGACGCTGGCAATAGTCGCGGCGAGGTCGGACACTGCCATTACTTTACTCTGCCGTAACGCTCGTAATTAGGGTTAAGCCAGTTGATTATGCTCGGCAATACGGCAGCAATAGCAGCATTGACGATAGTCTGCACATCTAAGCCGGTCGCTAAGTAAGTCGCCAGAGCTGTCGCTATAAACGTCTTTGCCCAGCTCGATGCTGCTTTCTTTAGGTCGTTTAGCATTTTGTCTTTCTCCTTCTAGGTCGAACCAGCTTCCGTCTTTGTCTCCCAGAGTTGTAAAGCTAATATGGAAATGCGAGCGGTGAGGGTTTGCACCTCTGTATTTTCTGCGCTTCCAATTCAGAATAGGGCTCATAATTTGGCCATCATAAATAATATATTTAATGCGCTTATCCCCGCGCTTTGCACACTTACGAAGCTTTTCAACTAGTGCGTAAGCTTCTTCTTTGTGAGCT